TGTAATCGGATTTACATTACCTGTAGAACTCCAACGTGCATCAGCAAACAAGATACCATTTGAACTAACTTGATCAGTATTGTTGATCAATACCCATGTGCTGCCGTTGTAACGATATAGTTCAGGGAAGTTTTCTAAATCACTTGTATTAATCCATAAATCACCTGCAACTAATTGTCCACCACTAACTTGAGTGATTGGTTGACTAGCTGATAAGATAACACCAGTTGCATCTGTTAGTGATAAGTTGTAACCACGTGCATCGTTAGTGATATTTTTGTAACCTCTCCATGCTGAACCAGTGTTGATCATGATGTCAACATCTAATGGATTGTTATAATACCATAGTGTGCCGTCTGTTGGGTTGCTGTATGGTGAACTAAATGAATATGTGTAGGTTAATGGAGTAAATGGGCTTGCCAAGTATACGCTACCTGCACTGATTGTTTGTACAGAGCTATTAGTTAAAATACCTGCTGTTAACAATGGAGTACCAATGTATTCAGTAATTTGAATAGTACCACCAGCTGTGTGACTAATATAAACTACACCACTGCTGTTTAAGCCAGCCGTTAAGTTTGGTAAGTTTGCAGATAAAATGCTTGAAACTAAACTAGCCGCTGTTGTACCACTTAGTGTAACGTTGGCACTTTGTGTCACTGATGAACCTGGTACAGATACTGACAAGTTAAATTTATCACCATTATTATATGTAGCTGTACCACTAGTTGCATTACCTGTAATAGTTAATATACCTGCTACATTTTTAACATAAGGTTTAAATGTACCTGTACTAGTACCTAATGTGTCATATTTAACATATAGTGTACCAACTGCTAGATCAGCACCACCAGCTATAGGACTTAATCCTTGGATAGCTGCTGTGTCGCTTGAATATAGTGGAGCTGGTAATAATTGCCATGAAGCATTCACAGCACTGTATTCTTTTAGACCCCAGCTAGCACCGTTACCAGTTGCTGTTGTTTCAAACCATACTGAACCATATGGTCTTGGAGTTGAATCTGTTGATCTCCATGCTGGAGGACTTGTGTAACCTGCGTATGATACTGTTGGTCCTAAGTATGTATATGTATTGCCTGCGTTGCTTACAGCACCGGTAGATTGTAATAAACCTAGTGGAACTGCTGCATCAACTGTAGCATTACCAAGGGTGATACCTCTTGTAATTACTAAGTTACCGCTACCGCCGTTAGCAGTACTGTTTACAAAAATTTGTAGTTGGCCTACTGAATTAACAGTAGCACTTACACCAGTAATACCAGCATTAGCAATAGTTGTTGCTGCTGATTGGACCGTAGTACCTGTTAATGTAACTGTAGTACCGTTAAGAATAAATTTACTACCCACTGACAAGTTAGCTGGGTTAGCAATAACGCCAGTAATGGTTGCAACATTGCTCTTCCAACTATCACTACCTACTAGTACCCATTGATTTAGGTAACCTTTATAGTAAATAGGGTTGCTTGCGCTTGTAGTTACTACAGCATAATCACCGATCATACCGTATGAACTTAATGGAACACCACCACTTGTATATGCTGTTGAAGTAATAACATCTGGGGCTTGTAGCATAAAACCACCTGCGTCAGACTGCCATTCGTAAATACCCCAGTTAGTATTGTTTAAATCTAACCAATATGAACCATCAGCTGGTGTACCTGTTGGGCGAACACTTGTACCAGTAAGTTGATTTAAATCAACATTAGCACGTTGTATATATAATTGGTTACTTACACCTAATGCACTGTAAGCTGCTAATAGGCCGTATTCATTACGTTCGTCACCGTTTATTGGATTTCCTGCAGAATCTACTTGGAATGTTGGAGTGCCAAAATATGTAACTAGATCACGTTGGCTAGTTACTGTTATTAGCTGTTCAGCATTAGCTATCGTTGTTCCTGTAGCTACTGCATTAGTAGTAGGACTGATTTTGTTGGATGCTGTTGCAACTAAAACATAAGAGATAGATCCAGGTTGATTTGGCGCATATTGACTTTCATCAATGATGGTTACTGATACGCCAGGTGAATTTAATGTTGCCATAGTATTGTTCCTCTAAATGGATTGCTTTCATATATTTATAAGTAAACAGCAATTTTGGTGCATTAAGGTGCCCTTTGAAAGGTTCATCCACTACAGTAAGCTAAATACCTATATGGAATACCGTAAAATATGCGAAATCTGTGGTAAAAAGCCCGTTGCAGTCAACTATAAGATGCATGGTAAAATTTACTATAGATCTAAGTGTGATACTTGCTGTAGAAAGAAGCGAGGACTACCTGCTCCTAAGCCGCGTTGGATGTTAGAAGGATACAAACGAAAACCACACTGTGAAAAGTGTGGTTTCCATGCTAAATTAAAAGAACAACTATTCGTTTACCATATAGATGGTGATTTAAACAACGCCAAACAACTTAACTTAAAAACAATATGTGCTAACTGTCAGTATGAAGTTGCCCGAGAGGGGTTAGGATGGCGTCAGGGTGATTTGGTGCCTGATTATTGATAATTTCACGCTCAACCTGTTGGTATAGCTCATCTAGCGTACCATCATTGTTTAATACTGCATCAAACTTTTGTCCTACCCAAGCAGTTTCACTGGCATGGATACCTAATTTTTCAATGTTGTGTTTGCTTAGTGCCCAGCTCATGTTGCGGCTAGGGCCTTTGTTCATACTCTTGGCATCATCAAACCATTCAGGTTCCTCACCACGCTTAACACGTATAACACGACCTCCTGCTTTACGGATAGCTTTAATTTCGTTAGGAAAGCGACAGTCTGTGATAACGATGTCATCGGTGCTAGTTAACAATCTATGTTCTAAACTAGCTACCCACATGTCATCATGGAAGCCTTTGCGCACTACTTCTGTACCCCAATATTGTAGCACCCATCTAGGAGTTATGTCTTTCTTAAGTCTGGTACTCCACCATTCATCACGTGTTTCACGCCATTCACGAGCTTGTTTAGTACGTCCTTCTAGTAGCTCACGGTCCCAACCAAATACTTGTGCTACAGCATCTTTTAAACTGTTGGCAAAGCTCTCACGTCTAAAACCATGAAAATTAACTAGATAATCTGCGACAGTGTCTTTACCAGATCCGATAAAGCCCACGATACCAATGACTTGTGACATAGAATCTCCTTAGTTGATACTAATATTTTAATAGAAAACTGCGTGTTTGTCTAGAGATTATTAACCAGTTACCCAAGTTAAAGGCATGCTACCATCTACATAACGTTTGATTTCATCATCTAGACGTTCAAGTAGTTCTTTACCTTCTTGTTTGAGTGCTGTACCGTTTAGGCTAGTGCCGCCTTGTGGTCCCGCTATTGAAGCGAATTTTTCACGTGCTTGTCCGATTGACATCGAAACTAGGGCCAGCGCATAGTCTTGTATCCACGGGAATGTCATGTTATCGTTTAGTAGCATGATGTCTGGTTTGTAGTTGTCGATCCATAATAGCACACTTTCAAATTGGAAACTATCTGAATTATTACCAGTGTCACCAGCATAACCAAATGGCATCTTACGTATGATAGTCAGTTTCTTAGTGACTTTATTCCATGTAAAGTTCATGTAACCACCGAACATGGTCATTGCTAGTTTTTGATAGTCTACAAATAATTCATAGTTTGTAAGTCCACCAACACGCCCAGCTACCAACATGTAGGTGTTCAAGTAACCTGAACTGAATGGTTCAAACTGTGACGCTGTTGTTCCTGATACGCTACCAATACCACGACGGAATATCTGTCTGACGTTCATTATGGTATTAGGTAATATATATTCTTGTGTTTCTGGCTGTAGATTTAGGAAAGCATAGCTTTCTTCTACGCTGTTACTGCTGCGTTGACGATAGCGTATCAATGCTTGATTGATACCCATCTCGTAGTGTTCTTTGTCAGCTTCTACGTCTATGATTTGATCACCTAGGCGTAGGCGGATATAGTCAATGATTTCTGCACGTTTACTAGCTACTGTGTCTAGTTGTGCCTGTAAGTTAGCATCAAAAGCAATATGTCCAGCACCTGTACCTTTGCTAGGGTCATACAAGCTGTCTGTGAATAGACTTAAATTACTTGTTAGGTTACCAGAAGTAGATGATATATTACCTGGTAAGTCTGGTGTATGATTTACTGAATATGACATAAGTTATCCTGTTGCTGTTCATGTATTTATGCTCAGCTCTAGGATAACTTTGTCTTTACGCTACCTCGAGGGGGATTATTGAACTTTAAGTAATATGGTTTCTGCGTTGATACGTCCGTTTAATTTAATATCAGTGGTCTTGATATTTTCAATAAACTTACGTAAGTCAACTTTACTACTAGCTAGGAATTGTTTAAGTTGTTCTTCTGGTTTACGAAGTGTTTTTTGTATGCTCTTGTTAGCATCATAACCTGTGATGGTAGTACCTTTGATGCCTAACACACCTCCCATGGCTTCTGCTACATATTTGCCAATTTTGCGATTTTTAACATTGTAGACCCATAACACTTCAGCACCAACGATGTCTACTGGATTGATTGATACCAATTTAGTAGCTGTGTCTTGTTTGAGGTATTTCAAGTTCTTGACTAGTTTTTCTTTTTGTGGTGGTTTACGGACCGAGGCTTTTTTAGTAGCTTTCTTGGTTTGATTATAAGCGGCCAAGTCTTGGAATAGTTTAGTATAAAACTGTTCACAGCGTTTATAGTCAGCGGCTTTGTAGTGGCTGTAGCCTTCTTTCAGCTGTTCGTCTTCACCCTTGCGTGCTTCTAGCATTTCGTTATAACGTGATTCAAATATCGATTGTATTTTACTGATAAGAGCCTGTGGAACATTATTCTTTGTTAAGTATTCGTAGGCTTTAGGATCTATGGTTTCACCAGCGAATAATCCATCTTCAAGGATTTCAAAGTATAAGATATGTTTCTTAGCTACTTCATTCATACGGTCTTGGATGGTTGGTAATTGGGCTAATGTTTTAGTTTCTTTTTTAACGTCAAACTCTTCATCATTGTCGGCTTTCATTTCAAGAACACGACGAACAGCATTAAGAATATATTCAACATGCTTGTCACGCAAGGGCATGCCTTGAGAATGAGCTTTAACTAAAGCGCAAACAGTAAA